ATCTTATCGCTGACCGTTTTGGGATTAATGCCCAAGAGAATAGCCATAAATATGTACTTATCATAATAGTTGTTATTGAATCCTACCCAGATATTGTTGCGGTTAGCGTTGTATAGCTCTGTAAACGCTTTATCATCGTTAACAATAGAGAAAGTTTGTCGAGTTTCAGTATCGATAAATACGGCCAGATGGTCATATTTAAAGACTTCAAAGTCATAGAAAATCATCTTTTTCCTCCAGATTCTTTAGGATTTAAAAAGAAAGGATTCGGCTGCTGTGGTTTCTCACTCTTACAGCCTACTTACCATACAGTATATACACAAGAGGTCTCACATTACAATTACCGTATGCTTATGAACAACCGTACTTGAACGATACGGAGCTGTCATTGGTGGAATCGAACCACCGCTCACGGAGTCAAAGGCCGTTGCCTTAACCACTTGGCTAAATGACAATGGTGACGGTTTAAAGTCAACCGTCAACTACACATCACACTTTTTTGGCACAAGCTGGAGAAAAATGCTATTGGTTAGAAACTCCATTGGGGGGTATATAAGATTGTGTTCTGGATTTTTCCAGATGACTAGGGTAGGGATTTGCACCCTACATGGAGCATTGTTGGATTCGAACCAACTTGGCCTTGCGTACCCGCTATCCGTACCCCTCCGATGTGTATACCCATTGTGTTTACCTATTCCACCACCTAGTCAGGTGCCAGTTTATATCGTTCTGAGCTCCAGCCGCTTTCGGGTTTCACTCTCTGTAAGTGCACTTTAAACTGGCAAACTTTCTCACATGCCACGGTCCGCTCGCTGTCCCACCGTGTACATACTGACTCGACAGCCTAACCGTTATCGATTCGTAGGGAGAACGTCTATTTTACTTGCTTTTAAAGTCAACAAAGAAAATAGAGAAGAATGCCTGACTTCTACCGTAGGTGAGGATTTGCACCTCACAATTGTAACAGATAATGTATTCGGTAACACCAAGGAGACGTAGTTAAAAATCGCTAGTTCCGAGCCAGCCTATCGTCACATCTCTCTTATCTGTTGCTTTACCTATTCAGCCACTACGGCACTCATTATTTCATGTCCTTTTACACTAACGTGTGTTAATTCACACTAGCTCTGGTGAGGATTTGAACCTCACATGATTTGCATTTACCTCTAACTTAGGAATCAATATGTTCCCACAGTAGCAAATCTTATAAGCATTAAGCGTTTACCCATTCCGCCACAGAGCTACTTCACTTTGAGGGTACTTGATTATTATACATCAAATACTTTCTCAATGCTAACTGTATTGAAAGCACTGGGGTCGTATTTGATTTCTAATTCAATCTTAGGACAAATATCCTGATAGATGTCGAGAATTTCGTCCGCAAACTGGGAGTAATTCTGGAATACAAGCTCATCATCTGCATCGAGAAGCTTCTGGACCCAAGAAATAACACCCTTGATAGCTACGCCATCATTCCATGTTTCCGTATTCCTATTACCACAGATAACACGATTGAAGAAGATTTTGCGCTTATCCTGCTTCTTAGGAGCATCAATTGTATCAGTAATGCCCATCTGTACAGCAAACATGAGCTTGTCCTGACTCTTTGTACGCTTAACTTCCATCTTTTCAATCTTAGCTTTGTATGTACCTTTGGGTACATCATCAAATTCTGGAGTAGCATCCATCTGTTTCTGGAGCTCTTCCTTGTTAATCTTTTTGTCAAAATCGTCAAAATTCATTGTTTAATCCTCCCTAGATTTTCTTTCTCTTTTGGTGTACTTTTCCACATCTTGTGGTAAAGGTAAATCATCTGGCTCTGGTGTGCTGAAACGTTCTTCAGCTGTTCTTCTACGTCTTCTGGGCACTGGGTCAAGCTTTGGAGCTTCTACGTGCTCTACTTCATCAAACGGTACTTCTGTTTCATCACCCTTGGCTGCCTTTTCAATGGCATCCGCCTGAGCTTGTACGTACTGAGCCATTTTTTCATTGTTGGAAGCAATCACTTCTTCACGAGTCTTCTCAGGCTCTTCAAACGGCACTTCAACATTTGAAGCATCTACAAAGCCATGACTTCTGATACGTCTTTTAGGAGCCTCTTCAGGCTGTGTGATGGGTAATGGTTCATCTATTCCATCAGGAATATTTACAAACCCATCGTTTGTAGCATGTCTCTCAGCACTACCGCTTCTACGTCTTCTACCTTCAGGCTTTTCAACCGTTCCAGCCTTTTCTTCATCGAGCTTTGCCATCTCTGTATCGGTTACGGCACCATCAAATTCATAATAGTTACGGATTTTAGTGTCAACGTACACAAGGTCATTTTCAATGCTGAATGCATCGAACATGCCAAGAGGCGATTTAACGGTATCTTTACCGCTATTCTGAGTGAAGAAGTAGTACTTACCTTCAGATACACCAGTCTTAAGAACGATTGTAAAAAGACCTTCAATGGTAATCTTTTCTCTTAAAAGCTTACCAATGAGCTTAACGGTTGTTACACCGTTTTCAAGTGTTTCTGTATGAGTCATGTAATAGACACATACATCGTTAGGAAGCTCTTTACATACATCAATGATACTGAAGTAATTAGCTCCAAAATCATTGTACTTATCCCATCCAGTTTCCTTAATACGATTCATGAATGGAATGGCCAAAATATACTGGAAGTCATCAATGACAATGATTTTCTTTCCTGCTTTGGCCTGAGCTCTCATGAAGTTACAAATCTCATCGGCATTGGTTACGCTGTTCAATGTGGTGAAGTTCTTGGCACCTCTAAACGGTAACGGTTTGCCTACTGGATTAACAATAGCTGTAATTGATGGGTCACAGTTTCTCATACTAGTACTCTTACCAGTACCGCTCTCACCCATAATTAAAATCTTTTCTGCCATGTTTTATCTCCTCTTACTTTCCAGATACTCTATGAATGAATCGCTTCATTCTGTCAGCAAAATTTAACTTGCGCTGCTCTTTAACGAATTTCTTTGAAGATGCATTACTGTGGAATCTTGAGTAGTCAACCTTGTTGTTATGGCTTCTGTGGCTCCTCTGTTCGTGTTTTGACTTACTGGCCATTTTGCTCCTCCTTGTTAAAATCAATTTTAAATTCTCCAGGCACTGGCTCAGTCTTACATGCATCAACCACTTCACCAGTTACGGTGTCAACAACAGAGCCATCATCCATAATTTTGAGGTCCTTCTTAAACTCACCCCACTTAAATGACTTCTTGATGTCGATTAACTCAGTACCATCATAAATCTCCATAAGCTTTTCATCGTCATGAACGATTTTAACACTCGGCTTCTTCATGACAAGCTTAGCAGTGAGAAGTTGGTAGCTTTCCTGAGTCTTTGTTTCCTTATGCTTAACGGTCATGAAGTACTCACCTAAGAGACCCTTAAGATAAGATGTTTTGTTTTCGTACTTTTCATTTAAAGCATCAATCTGACTGTTGAGCTCTGAGATTTTGTTCTTGGCAATCTCGATGAGTCTATCACGCTCTGATAAGACTTCTCTGATTTGGTCTAACGCCCACTCAGCCTCATTGTCGTTGGTTACTTTAAATTCTGTTTTTTGTTCTTCCATCTTTTTACCTCCTGAAAAGATATTAACACATCTTTATAAATATGTAAATACTTTTTTAACTAATGTTGAAAAAAATTAATGGCTTAATTTTTTAAACCATTCTTTTTGCTTGAGCTTGTTTTCACGGTACCAGTGGTCACCGATTTCTGAGCCTTTAAGAAACGCTTTGAAATAATCAAAGTCTTCAGGATAAAGCAACACCGCTATTCCACCAGATTCTCTGATTTTACGGAGTTTCACCAACTGAAGTATCTCAGGCCTACCGCCATCACCTTTGAGCTCCATAGCGCAAAACCTACCATCAATACACGCTAGTAAGTCTGGCACTCCCTTCTTGGTGAATCGGTTTCCTGCCCAGTACTTAATGAACCAGTAATGGTGCTCGGTGAGCCAAGCTTCAACCTTATTTTTAAATTCGGTCTCGCCCATTATTCGTATCCTCCTACTTTATAATCTCTTATAGTGCTGAAAAATGTATTTCCGATTTTCATATAGAAAACACCATAATCAACTTGGTCCGTCCTGAAATAAAGCATGTCTCTTGGGAATGCTCTGTATTCTAAAGCAGTTCTCGCTGCTTCATAACACTCTTCATTGGGTGGCCATTTGTGTGTAGTACAAAAAGCATTCTTCTGATAAATCACGTCATGCAAGTTATCAGGAAAATCAGGAGAGTCAACACGGTTTAAAGCCACTTCTCCAATGCCTTGCTTACCTTCCATTGGAAGGATTGAACCTTCATCCATAATCAATTGTGCTAACTCTTCAACGTCCTCTTCTGTATAAGCAAACGCTGGTGTGAAGCAAATCACCCATAAGAGAATGAACAAAATGCCTGATAAAATAACCACCAACAACCATTCTTTTTTCACTCCAATAACCTCCCATCAGTGTATGCCTCTGATATTACCACAATTGCATCCATTGGTTTGACACCATTCATCAATAAGTACACGATAGCACAATAACGGCTCGGCTTCATGTCACCGTAATCATTCAAATACTGGTTAATCTTAGCTCTGGCTTTCTTTAACTTTTCACCCATGATATTTTCCTTCCTTTTCAAAGAGCTCATCTGTAAGCTCTTTTCCATTTGTTAACAAGTCCAGATTCCATATCTCAACTGAATCTTCGACAAGTAGATAATAATAGAAACAAGTTTTTTCTTGACCGATTCTGTGAATACGCTTTTTTGACTGCTCCCATAAGTCACATGAGCCGAGTCCTAACGGCAATGTGAAGTAGATAATCTTATTGGCCTTTTGAAGATTCAAGCCATAAGCACCTGCCTGATACTGTACGAATGTGACACTATTGTCAAATTCATCATAAGCTCTGAGGTCCTTAATTTGACCATTCACAATGCTTATTGGTCTCAGTGGCTCCACGATGCTCTTCAACTTGTTAAGCTCTTCTGTGAAGTTGTAGAAGACAATCAAACGGTCTTCAGTGGACTCAACCAAATCAGTAAACGCCTCAAGCTTTTCCTGACTGTATTGGCCACATAATTGTCGTTTATAAAGTATGTATGTGAGCGTTGAATCTCCGATAAGCTCAACTGGGTCTTTGTCTGGACCCTTCCAGAGCTCTAAATAATGATGCTTACAGAAATAGTTGTAATTCTTTGAAGCTTTCAGACTGATGACTTGCGTGATTTGTTCTGGAAGGTCAAGCACCTCATCGGTCTTTTTAAAGATGGCTCCAAACTTTGCCAACCGTCTTTTAAGATGGTCTACATTCTTATATCCAATTACTTCTTTATCCCAGTAACCATCATTACGCTCAATCCATTTGTAATCAACGTATGATTTGAAGAAAGTCTCTTCATCAATATCCCATCCGAGAAGCTTTAATTGGCTCCAGAGCTTTTCATATCTACCAGCTG